AAGGCGCCGCGCGAATCAAACGCGACCGCATACCGTCGCCGTTGACTGTCTCAGCGCCTTGTATATCGCCCCTCCGGGGCGACTTCGAGGCCACGGCGTGCGAAACCGCGAGCGGTTTTTTTTCGCAACCCCTCCCCCTCGCCATTTAATCTTGTGTCCAAATCTGGAATACGCTCCCTTGTCACTCTCATTTTCGACGGCTAATAATACAAATGCATAGGTGAGACCGTCTGGTCTGAAAAAGAACGCGCCCGGGCAGGGGCTGCCCCCCCGCCCGGTGCGCGTTTTTTTGTTTTTTGAAAAAAACACCGCGAACGAAAGGCGACGCAATGTCAACCGCATCGGTAATGGTAGCAGCAATTGACGCCGCCCTCCTGGCGCTGGTGACCAACCGCGTCGCGTCATACGACCTCAACAGCGTGTCGTACACATACAACGACATCACAAAACTCAAAGACCTCCGAAAATATTACGCCGGCCTGTCCCGATCGAGCGGATCCCGCGTCCGCCTGGCCGACATCTCCGGTTGAACCCGTAAAAAAAGCAAAAATGATAACGAACATCGCACAGAACGGATCGGACGCCTCGGCCCTGACGGCGGACATAAAAAGTCGCCCGTTCGACCGGACCACCCGGGCCCTGACCCGCATGGCCGCCCGTAGCCCGTACAACCAGTCGTCGTCGGCCGGTATCGGGATGGACGTCGCCGGATCGGACCGCACCCGCCGCCGTTTTGCGCACATCGCCGGTCTCTACGCCTCGGCCGATCGCCAGATGCAGTACACGAATCTCGGCAAGCTCCGCGAACTCTGCCGGGCCCACGACCGCCAGAGCGCGCTGATATCCGGCATTCTCAACCGGGCCCTCGACAATATTTTCGGCGACTCGTTCGGTTTCATCCCCGACACCGGCTCCGACGGCCTGAACGTCGCGGCGAAAGCGTACATCGACCGCCGCATGGAGGCGAAATACTGCGACGCCGCCGGCGTCGACGATTTTGTGACGATGGGCCGCACGTCGATCCGCGGCGTATGGACCGACGGCGATTCGCTTCTGGTGTTCCGCCCCGACGGCTCGATGATCCCATTCGAAGCCGACCAGATCCTCAACCCCCGCGACAAGCCGACCACCGGGTCGTCGACCATCCTGGGCGTCGAGACCGACAGCCTCGGCCGCCACCTGAAATACCACGTCTCGCAACGCCCCGAATACGGTCGGACGGCGATCACCAGGGCGGTCAATCCGTCAAATTGCCTGTTCCCCGCCTACCGCACCCGCCACCGCCAGCGTCGCGGCCTCCCGTATCTCGCCGCGGCGATGAGCATTTTTGAGCGGCTCGACGGCTTTATCGACAACGAAACTTTCGCCGCCGAACTCAACGCCCGCTCGGCGGTGAAGATCACTATGCCCCCGACCGAGGACGACCCCGACGGCGTCGAGGCCAACGAAGACACCGCGACAAACGACACATTTTCGAAGGTCCAGAAAATGGAGGGCGGCGAGGTCTTCCAATGCCTCCCCGGCGAGGATATCGGGATGGTCGAATCGACCCGCCCCGGTCCGATGTTCGACACATATATCATCACCGTCGCCCGGATCGTCGGAGCGGCGGTCGGTTTCCCGCTGGAACTGACCCTCCTGGACTTTTCGAAGACATCGTGGTCGTCCGGTCGGCTCGGGATGGAGGAGGCCCGCCGGACGTTCCGATTCTGGCAGAGATTCGCCGACGTGCATATCTGCAATCCGTGGTATCGCCGCCAGATCACCCGCGGCGTCGCCACCGGCGAACTGCCCGCCGACGATCGGCTCTATCTCCACCGCAGCAACTGGACGAAGTGGCCGTACATCCAGCCCCAACAGGCCGCGATGGCCAATCAAATCCAGATGGCCAACCGAACCAAGTCGATCTCCGCGTGCATCCGCGAACAGGGCGAGGATCCGGACGCCGTTTTCGCCGAGATCGCGTCGGATAACGAGAAACTCGCCAAGCTCGGCGTTCCGCCCCAGACGCTCCCCACCGCTCTCCCCCCCGTCGGCGACGACCAGGACGACCAGGACAACAAAAAATGACCCGAACCGCCCGCGACAACACGCTGCCGATCCTGCTGGAGTACGCCACGAGCCAGTTGTGGCTCGTCCATTATCCGACGCTCGAGCGGATGGTCTCGCTGGCCGAGAACCATTGCAACGGCGTCCGCCTCGACGCGGCGTCCATCGCCGGGATCGTCGCCGCACGCGACCAGAAGGCGGCCGAAACGACCGCGAAGGTCGACGCCCTCGAGGTCTCCGGCGACACCGCGGTGATCCACGTCGACGGCGTCGTCGCCAAATACTCCCGGATGGTAAACGGATCGTCGCAGCCGCGCGGGACCTCGCTCGAAACGCTCAACGCCCAACTCGACGCGGCCCTCGATGATCCGGCCGTGAAGTCGATTTTCCTCCGCATCGAATCGCCCGGCGGCTCCGGCGCCGGCCTGGCCGATTTCGCCGATCGCGTATACGAAGCAACCACCCAAAAACCCGTAATCGCCTTCGCGGACGACATCGCCGCGTCGGCCGCCTACTGGATCGGCTCCCAGGCGTCCCGTTTTTACGCCAACCAGTCGGCGTTCGTCGGCTCGATCGGCGTCTATTCGGTCATGGTCGACTCGTCGGCCGCGGCCGAAAAGGATGGGTTCAAGGTCCACATCATCCGCAGCGGCGCCAACAAGGGCGTCGGCGTGCCCGGCACGGCGATCACCGACGAAAACCTCGCGTACGTCCAGGGCCTCATCTACGAATCGTACGAGGAGTGTTTGACATCGGTCATGCGCGGCCGGGGCGACCGCGGACTGACCGAAGAAAAACTCCGCCAACTCGCCGACGGGCGGGTCGTCAAGGCCGCCGAAGCCAAAGCGACCGGGCTGATCGACGGAATCATGACGCTTTCCCAGGCGTTCAACAGCGCCCGCCCCAACCCCCGACCGTCTCAAACAAACCCGCCAGCGGCCTCGGCGGCCGCCGAATCTTTTGAACAACAGAAGGAGCAACCGATGACTGACACGATTACCACCCAAGACCAGGCCGCCGACGCCGGCGCCGCAACCAAGGCCGCCCTCGCCGTCGACCGCAAGCGAATCAGCGACATCACCGCCGCGTTCAGCGGCGTCCCGGCCCTGGCCGAAATGATGACCGCCGCGATCGCAAGCGAAACGACCCTCGTCGAAGCCAAGGCCGCCGCATACGACATCCAGCAGTCGGCCCACGCCGAGGCGATGGCCGCCAGGGACGCCGAACTCGCCGAGGCGAACAAAAAGATCGAAGCGATCGCGTCAGCCGGCGAATCCGACATCAAGGCCAACGACCCGCCCGACGCCGGCCAGGACTCATCGACCCCGACGTCCGACGACGGACAGGCCTCGACCTACGCCCGCGTCTACGCGGCCAATGTCGCGAGCGGAATGAAGGGCTCGCATGGACCAAGGCCGCCACGGACGCCCGCAACGCCAGCATCGAATAGCCACGGATGAACACTGATTAACACGGATTGAAAACTGTGTTATCGGCCAGCAAACGACCAACAAACAAAAACAAAAGTCAAAAATAAGGAAATAGCCATGACAGCACACAGCAACATAATTCCGACCTTCACGTCGGCCGAGGCGCTCGCCGCCGACCGCCTGGTCAGGTTCACCGTCGGCGCATCGACGCTCGTTTACTGCGACGCCGGCGAGGAGCCCGTCGGCATCACCAACAACGCCGTCGCGGACGCGACGCCCGTGTCGATCACGCCGATCAACTCCACCGGCGTCGTACGCGTGACCGCCGGCGCCGTGATCGCCGCGGGGGCCAAGATATACGCCGCCGTGGACGGCAAGGTGTCCTCCGCGGCCGTCGGCCGGTGCATCGGAACCGCCTGCTCGGCATCGGCCGCCGACGGCGGGATCATCCCGGTCATGTTCAACACGTTCGCCAGCGGACTGCTGCTCGGGGGCAGCACATCGGTCGTCAGCTTCATGGATGATTTCACTGTCGGATCCCTCGCGGCGGGTTGCAAGTTCTGGACCACCGCCGACGCCGGCGACTGGCTGTCGACGAGCATCGACGGCGACTCCGACGCCGGCGAGGTCATCAACGTCGCCGACGACGCGGTCGGCGGGATCCTGACGATCACCACCAACGACGCGGCCGCCGACGCCGAACAGTTGCAGCTTAACGGCGAATCGTTCAAGTGCGTCACCGGCAAACAGCTTTACTTCGAGACCCGTTTCGCGATGGGCGACGTCGACACGACCGACCTGTTCATCGGTCTTGCGATCACCGACAACACCGTCCTGGCCGGCTGCACCGACCGCATCGGTTTCCAGGTCTTGCACGACGGCAACATCAAGGCGCTGGTCGAGAAGGACAACACCGAGACGCTCACCGACACCACCGTCGACATCGCCGACGGCACGCTGGCGACGTTCGGGACCACGTCGGTCAAGTGCGCGTTCCTCTACGACGGCGACACCGACGAGGTCCGCGTGTTCATCGACGACGTTTACAAGATCACGCTGGCCGCGGCCAACATCCCCGACGACGAGGCGCTGACCCCGACGATCGCCGTCCTCGTCCCCGGCGCGGCCGCCGAAACGGTCTGGGTCGACTACATCAAGATCGAGATGGAACGCTAAACGAACGAAAAAGCCGGCGTCGGGTCCGGTCCGCTCGGTTAATCCCGAGCGTTCCGGACCGGCCGGATTTTTTGAGATTTTTGAACGAACGAAAAACGGGCTCACCGCCAACACGAAAACGAAAAACACGACCCCCGCTAAAAAATAAGGAAAAAGAACGATGAGACCCGAATCAACAACCGTATCGCTCCGCACCGACCTCTCCCAGACATTTCAGGAGTTCAACGACACCGCAGCCGCGCTGAAGTTCATCGCCGACAAGGCGTCTCCCGTCTTCGAGTCCGCCGAGGCGTCGGCGAACTTTCCCGTAATGAAGCGGGAGAACTTCCAGAAGAATTCCGACGACGCGCGAGCCGATGGCGCCGCTTTCAACCGCATCGTCGGCGAGTTCGGCAATGGGACTTTCTCCACCGACGAACACGGACTCGAATATCCCGTTACCGACCGCATGAGGAGGCGTTACGCGACATTCTTCGACGCCGAAGCCGGCGCGACGCGGATCCTGTGGTACAAGATGAAGCTGAATCGCGAACGTCGCGTCGCGGCGTCTTACGTCGCGGCCGGTCTGACCAACCACAACGTCGGGACCGCCTGGTCGACCGTCGCGACGGCCGACCCGGCCAGCGACATCCAGACCGGCGTCGAGACGCTCGAGGACAACTGCGGCTGCGACGCCAGCGAACTTTCGCTGATCATCCCGCGCGCCGACTTCCGCGAGGCGCTGCGGACCGACGCGATCATCGAACAGGCCAAGTACACATTCCCCGGAATCCGCCCCGCGCTCCTGTCGAAGGCTCAACTCGCCGCGATCCTCGGGATTAAGGAAGTGCTCGTCGCCCGCGGTTCCTACGACACCGCGATCGAGGGCGAGACCATATCGATGTCCTCGATATGGACCGCCGGAATAACGTATCTGGTCCTCCTGTCCGACCCCGGCGACCCGCTGGAAGTGCCGTCCGCGTTCCGAACGGTGCTCTGGACCGCCAACGCGCCGGAGCTCCCGGTCGTGGAGTCCTATCGAGAGGAAAAGGTCACCGCCGATATCGTCCGCATTCGCGACGACACCGACGAGATCGCCCCGGCCGAGACCGATCTGATGGCATACCAGCTCACCAACACCTGATAGCGGCTGGAAAAGAATCGTGGGTATCGCCGACATAGCCGCCGCCGACATGACAGCCACGTTTTTCGACGCCGACGCGCCGGAGACGCCGGTCGAGTCGGTGACATATACGACCGTGGCCGGGGCCGAGACGACCGTCTCCGCCGGATGGTCCGAGCCCCCGGCCTCGGTCGGCGAAGGTCAACTCGGCCGGGCGGGGCGTCGAACCGCCGTGATGATCGTCGCGGCGTCCGACATCGCCGCCCCGGCCGTCAACGACACCGCGACCCGCGCCGCGACCAGCGAGCTATGGACGGTGACCGACGTCGAGCCGATCGGCGCCGGAGCCGCCTTCGCCCTGACGCTCAAGCGGGCCGAGCCGACCGAACGGGCCCGCGAGAGCTACCGGGTACGGCCTTTTTAACAACGACCACGACAACGGCAACGACAAATGGCCAAGGCAAGCG